GCCGGTAAACCTGTGGTGGTTGTACCACCAACACCCCTACCTCGACCTGCCGCTAGCTGCTGCTCTCTTTCTTTAGCAGCTATCACTGCTGCTCTGCTTTCTCTGCTACCTAATGGGCTTTGTGATTCATCCTTAACATCTATTCCATAATTTTTTGGATTAGTTAAAGCTACAACGGCTTCGTTAACATCTTCAAAAGATGTCGGGCCTATGTAACCTTTTTCTCCCTCACGAGTAAATGCCGCTAAACCTGCTTTACTAAGAGTTCGTCCATCTAAATTAATAGGTGATCCTGTAAATGCAGCAACAGGTAAACCAGTTACTGCACTAATAATTGCTCCAATAACTCCTTTTGCGTTAATAGACGGGTCTATAGACAAAAATCCACTACCCTGTGGACCATCATCAGGCAAAGCACCACGATCAGGATCAAAACCAGCTTCAGGTTGCCGCAACTGAGAATCAGTTACAGTAGGAGTTGGAGAAGTTCGTTCCATTGATACAGGTTGAGGCGAATACGCTAAATCTTTAGGTTCAGCTTTTCTATACCCCGGAGGAATACCGCCTTGTACTCGTCCTCCCATAGAAGTAAGATAAATTATATTACCAGCCTCATTAATATAAGGATCAACTGTATACCCTTGAAGGTCTAAATATGAAGATTGCGGCGCAGGTTGAGCCGTAGGTATAGGTTGAGTTGAGACAGGACGAGCCGGTTGAATAATCTGAGATTGAGGTAACATAGGAGGAGCAACAGTTTGCTGTTGAGGCTGCTGCAATGGAACAGTAGTAAGACCACCAGTTTGAAATCCCATTTGTGGTTCTTCTTCTGGAGATTGCATAGGCATAGTTGGTAAAGGAGCTTCATCTGGTATTGTTTGCTCATCAGGATTACCTACAAGACCCATACCCTCCATCTGCTGTAGACCTTGCTGGGCCTGTTGCAATGAATCTACATAAAAATCTAATCCATGATATCGTACAGCATAGTCAGGAATTACAAATTCACCGGGGCTAATAGCTGCAGTCTGATCGTCACGAACACCTTCAGCCGTAGCACCTAATGGTATTTCATTTCCACTTACGGGGTCTACCTCATTAGGATCAGCCATAAATCCAGTTAATTCAGCATCATCATTAAATTCTTCTGTGTTAGCCATGTGCGTTTACCTCATCTCTTAATTGTTTTAATTTACGTAAAACTCCTATAGCACCTTGAGCTTTATGTATATGTACAATATCTGTATTTTGTTCTAAATTAGTTTGATGTTGAACAATAGTCCAATCAATATACTTATTGAATGCGTCCCATTGGCGCTTGTTGTTGACCATTGACTTGAGCTTGCTGAGTAGGTTGCTGTTCTGTTCCACTAAATTGATCCTCCATAGGCACAGGTGCTGCTCCTACGCCAATATTACCACCGCCGCCGCCAGTTTGATCATTAGGATTTAATCCTTGAGGAGTAGCCGCTTGATCTTGTGGAGGCTGCTCCGGCTGTTGCTGCTGTAGTATTTTAGCTTGACGCAAAGCTTCTTCCGGGGTATTACAAACTTTATCTGGATCAAGCCCCATTGAATTTGCAATTTCACGAATAATTGACGTAAACTTAGCAAATGGAGCAAGAGCAGGATTAGCTACTACCTGCAAGAACTGTAACAATCTTTGGCTACGAACCTCATTAGCCATAAGACTTTCTGTTCCTCTAGCTTTAATTTCAAGATCACCTTTAATACTAGGATCAAAATTAAATTGCATATTAAAACTAAAGAAAGCTTCTCCTATAGGACGAAGTAAGTAATCATCAAAATTCTTTACTACCGTTTTAACACTACCTGCAGCCGCACCCATAAGCATTGAAATACCTGCTGCAGTTCGTCCTGTTCCAGTTACTCCTGTTTGTCCATGTGCAAAACTAGGAAGACCCGTAGCTTCATCAGAAAGCTGACGGGCCTTGTCAAACAGTTGCATGTTCTCATTACTTACATTTGGAAATTTAGTTCCAAATATCGCTTGTCCCGGAGCACCACCTTGACGCCTGAAGACCTTGCCCGGATAGACTTGCAAGTCCTGTCCCGGAACCAGATTGGTTTCATCTACTTCAATAAGCAGGTTGCCGCTAAGAACAGCATTATCAACTGCCATTCGCATAAACCCATTCATCAAAGTTTGTGTGTCATCCATATTTTCTGCAAGACCAATACCAAAGAAACTATAAGGATTAAGTTCATATGGTACAGCATAGTAAGGAATACGAGCAGGTTTAAATGGATTAACTACAAGACGAAGAACAAAGTTATTACATATCCAACAATTAACTTGTATCTGATCTACATTTTTAAATTCTTTAGGAAGATCAATGCCATATTCTTTAGCAATGTCCGTTTCTAACAAGCCCCAATATTCAAGAATTTCATATCTTTCTGGATGATCATTTAAATAATAATCTTTTAAATCATCTTCCCAATACTCACTTGAGTATACTTCACCCATCTCAATACAACGATCAATGGCTTCTTCCCGAAAATAAGGACGCTCTTTTAGCTCTCGTAACTGTGACCTAGATAGTTTATGTCGTTCAATAACATAAGTAGCATCATCCATATTACTTGCATCAGGATCAGGATATAAGTCCCAACAAGATACATGTTTAACTTGTGGTACTGTTTTAATAGTAGGAGAGTATTCTCCATCTTCATTCCAATTTGCATATTCTTTA